CTTTTTTTGCATAGACATATTTATAAGCCTCCATGATCTCATCTTTGAGATCGGGATATTTCTTAAGGTGCATCTTCCTGTTTCGGGTAACTAGTTCCTTCCACGTCTCGCGTCTTTCTTTTTTTGGTAGATATCTGGCATATTTCATGTGTACTGCGATATCTGAAAGGATTTTGTTAGGTAGCTGCATTCTCTTTCTCCTTCATAAATTTTCTATGCATCTTGTATTTCTCTTTTAAAGCTGTCGACAAATCACCAGGATTCATTGCTGGTGATATAACCGGCGTGTCGACCTGCGCCAATATTTTTATTTGTACCGCTGCGGTATCCATGAACATAGGGAAAACAAGCCCGTCAGGTCCATTTCTATTTTTAGCGACAAACATTCTAGCTGTGTTTGCATTCTTGTCTTTGATGGTCCTCGATATAGAACAAATAAAGTCGGCGACGAAGCATTTGTTAAAAGCTTCTGATATTGATTCCATTGTAACAACCTCTGCATTCAGGCCGGTCCTATTTGTCTGCGAGGCTGTCCAGACAGGGCACTTACTTTCCTGTGCTATGGCCCTCAAGTTTTCATAAATAGACTCCAACTCATTCCTTTTCTCCTTAAAGTTTGTAGTGGGCTTAAGCAAATCGGCGTAATCCACTATAATCATATCGATTTTGTGATTTCTTTTTTTTAATTTTTCTAGATGAGCCCTAATAGTGTTGGCCGAAGCGGTCTTAGTTGGGTATTCTTTGATTATTAAAGTACCCTTCAAATCACCGATACTTTCTAACACCTCATCCTTGCGATGAAACAAGGTAGACAAAGGTATTGCGCTAATACAACTATCATACCTTTGACCGGTAATGGCTTCTGACAACTCCAAAGTATAATGAACGACGTTTTTACCGGCCTTTATTGCATGAGCGCCTAGATGAGCTAACGCCATCGACTTACCAGCGCCCGTTGGGGCGACAACAACGCCCAACTCGCCCGTACCTAAACCGTTGCCAGTCAGGCTGTCAATCTTATCCCAGCCAGTTGAAATTGGATTTCTTGCTTTGATTTCGTATCTTAATTCAAAATCCTTGTGAAAATCATGACCAAAGTTGTTGTCAGTGCCTAGTTTAAGCGCGTCGTCAATAAGCTGTTTTACCTCGTCATAAGATGAATTTTGGATTAAATCAACCGACTGCATCAAAGCTTCTTTCAGCTTTTGCTTTTTGCAAAAATCTAGGCTGGTTTCCTTAATGTATTTTTCATCTTGTACATCATTGGAGATTATCCTTGTAAAGTAATCTCTTACCTGTTTTTGTACACCAGGATTATGATTTTCTAGATCGGTTCTCATGACTGAGGCCAAGATCTTAATTGTTGGGTGCACGCCATATTTCTTGCGATAATTGAACAATTTTGTTACAAAAACGCGAAGATACTTCAACTCAAAGAAACTTGTATTAAGCACCTCTTCAATTTGATCAGCAAATGGGCGGTCTTCCACAATAAGCTGTACTAACGACTCTTGAAATTCTTTTCCGTATTTCGAAAAGCCCATAGGGATATCCATTAACTCCTCCGTATATTTATTTTAGCAACCTATTGGCGACTGTCCAGCGAAATTTTGTTTAAATGCTGAAACAGTTCAATGAAGTTAATTTCACCAAATCCGTCCTTCATCATCATCTTCAGAAGCTCGGTTTTGTTAAAGCTTTGGTCTGGTTCCTCAAGCGTTTCGTTGACCGTTCTCTTCGCCTCCATACTTAAACTAGGAGTATATAGTTGCATCATGTGGTAATTCCTCTTGAATATATCTTCGTTCTCCAAGACCACGTTATATGCTTTGACATTTTTGTCCTTTAGCTCTTTCCTGCAAAGGCCTAACATATCGTCAAATGTTACAGATTTCTCTTCCTTAAGCATGGGGAAGCGCTTGGAGGCCGTTTTGAGGCCGATCCCGCCGACGCCTTCGATATTATCAGACTTATCACCAACGAGGGCCCGGGCCATGGCAAAGTTATTAGGATGAATATCAAATTTTTCCAAGATGGACTTCTTGTTTAAGACTTCTTTCTGAATGGGTCGGTAAAGGACAGTACTGTCGTCTAACAACTGGAAGAAGTCTTTGTCACTAGACAAAATAATTTTATGGTGATCCTTGAGGGATTTGTGCTGTGCAACATATGCGATGATGTCGTCGGCTTCGATCGAGTCAAACATGAATTGGATTACAGGAATCTGATTATAATAATCAATTAGCCTCGTCTGTTGCCAGAACTTGTTCTCTTTTTCATCCTCTGGCGTGAGATTTCTAATTGAACGATTCAAGCGAATCGGCTTTCTCCCAGCCTTATAGTCCTTCTTCATAAGCTTGCGCTTCTTGGAGCCGCCGGCGCCGTCCCAACATATCACAATCATATCGGGCTTAGATTCTCTAACGACCTTTTGCATGCTCTGAATGCAACCGCGTAAGCCACCGATTGGTGCGCCTTCAGTCGACAGACTTGGGTTAACAATATAATTTCGAAAAAACAAATTTAGTTGATCAATGATCAACACTCTCTTCTTACTCATGAGTCCTCTTATTAGCTTCTATAAATTCTATTTATCACCTTACCAACTTTATAAGGGATAAAAGAATGAACGCCGTCTATCTTTCTTGCGTCGATAGCCATGCGCTGTATGTGCTCTTCTAATGTAGGCTCCATTTGGAAAAATTTAACCTTTAAATAGGTTTTTTCAACATTTTTTGAAATTGGTTCAGAGGCCTTGACAACGGTGCAAACGGTGATCCCGCATATTCCGCGAAGATTATCCGTGACTACCGTTAATCTTTGCCCTCTGTCAGACCTCATAATCACATCTGCTTCGTACATTGTATCCTTGAGATATTCATGTACAAGTGTCTTAATTGAACGCATTATAACTCCTCCACCAATATAAGTAGTCTAAAGTTTATACATTTCAGATGTATGATTAATCTTCTGGGTCTACATTATAAAAATTTTCTGCGCTACCTTCTTTCTTCTCAAACCTCAAAATGATTTCCTCATCCATAAGTTGTAAAACCCTATTTTTGAATTTGTCATCTTTAAGTTTATCTAGCCACCCTGCTGACTGGAACTTTTCTTCGGTACCGTCTTCATAAGCCAGGGTATACCATGCGCCGCTCTGCTTGATACTGTCAGATATTTTAACTGCCTCAAACCAGCTTTCCTCATCTTGGATTCCTACGTCGCCACCCCAAACAATTTTAAAGGTACACTCTCTTCCCTCGGTGCCAAAGCGGCTTTTCTTAAGTTTGGCCTTAACTTCAGACCCAACTCTAAACCCGTGATCATCAAGGAGATACGACGCCTTTGCCTTGCGGCCTGTAAGCCAAATCCTTAAAGAATAGGCGTAGTGCATGGCCTTGCCGCCGGGGGTCGTATATGGATTAATCATAGCGTCAATCCGGCCGGCGGGGCCTTGTGGGATATTAGTTTTTAGTTGATTAAGAACTAAGAATGTGGATTGTGAATTAGCAATTGGAACAGTTAACTTTGACATACCTTTGGCCAAAATTCGAGCCTTGACCGCCATTGATGATTGGGGATTAAAGTCACCCTCAACATCGCTAATGGCCGGCGTTAAAGCAAGGCTATCCCATATAAAGAGCATTCTGTTGTCATTGGATCCAAGAAGTTCCTCGATGGTCTCTAACACAAATTCTACGCTCTGTGCTTGGACATAGGCCAGCTTATTGATATCACACCCAGCATTTACTAAAAATGTAGGGTCAATCGCTGATTCTGAATCAAAATAAATAACATCAATGTCTTTTTCCTGTGCGTTGGCAGCAACTTGTGCGGCCATGTAGGATTTACCAGAGCCCTCAAGGCCTGCTATCTCTACAATCTTGCCCATCGGAACTCCAGCCAATTGGCCTCTACAGATAATACTATCAAGCCAGCGGGACCCAGTTGCAATCCAGTCCTTCACGGCTGTCGGATTGTCTTTTGTTAAGTTGTGTGCAACATTAACGCCTGCCTTCTTGTTGATGAGGTTAACCATTTCATTTAAGTTAAGCCTACCGAGCTTCTTGGGTTTCTTTGCCATATTTTGTTCCTTAAAACTTAAACTTGCTGCGCGACTTCGTATATACCTTGCTCTCTGAAATAAGGTGCTCCCAATCATATGCGGCGCGGCCGTAGCGATCAAACTCTTTCATCGCGACACCACGCTTGCGAAATGCTTTGGCCCGGGCGACCAGCGCTGCGCCGGTCATCGCGGGTGGGTTGGTGGGCAAGCCCTTTTTGTTCTTGAGTAGCACGTTATTCGCTTTCCAATTTTCCCATGCCGGGTGGATCAGGTTAACAACTTCTGCGATGCTACTTGCTTGATTCCAAATATGCATAAACTGAAGTGGCTCAACCACATAATACCCACTCACAGCAATAAATTTAACTTCAATATTATTCACTTTATTCTCCTATTTTTGTGATATAAGTTGCGGGACCTCTGTAAACCCAGGCCCCCCTGCGGTTTGCGCTGTTAAGACGCGAGAAGCTCCTCAAAAGCCTTATCGACAGAGGAATTCGAAGTATTCTCATACTTTGAGGACTCCGTAGATACCTCTTCAGCATCCTCCTCACCCAAGAGATGCTCGTCGAGCATGCTTTGGACCTCGCTCGGCGTCTTACGCGCAGATTGAAAAACGGTTTTATAATCTGGTACCGAATCTAGTAACTCTGCAATCTTTTCGTCGGCTGCAGCTAGCTTCGACGGCCGACGACGGGGGGTGATAGTAGTCTGCGGAAACTGTGCTCCAGCAGGCTTACCGTAATTGATGACAAGGTCTGTGCCTTCATCAACATCAGTAATATCGCCATACTCGGGATTAAGTACGAGGTTCAAAAGCTCCTTGTAAGCCATCTTACCGTAGCCCCAGAGTCGAACACCTTGGTCCTCTTCGCCACGAACAAGTACCGGAGAGAAGAAGCGCTGTCGTGCAGACAGGTTCTTCGCCATCTTGATGCTCTCGTCGCTGCCTTCCTTATAAAGTTGGCGCACGAAAGAATCAAGAGGACAATCCTCTCCAAAATTCTTCTTCGGGCTCAAGAAACCAGAGTTCTTACCCAGGTTGTAGTGAAACCAATACTCCTTGAACGGATCGCCGTCAGAAGTCGGGAGAAGACGAATAGTAGTCTCTCCATCTTCCGGACGCCAAAAGTCCTTCTTTCCGCCGCGATTTTCCAAGGCATCGCGTTTTGCCTTCATTCTATCTAAATCTAAAGCCATTTTAAAATCTCCTGCTAATAAGCTATAGTACGGTCAGTTAATCTCCCAACCGGCTTGAATACATAATAAGAACACAAAATCGAAAGTTAAGAAATATTTTCTTCTTGTATCATACTGGCGTAATGCGCCGTGTAGATATAGTTGTGCTCGTAATCAGTTGAATATATTGCGAAATTCGCACTCACGTTCTCGTCTGAACCTTCGTGAGTAAAATTTCTAATCCTAGATAATAAATCTTTTTCTTTATCGAGGGTTTCTTTGTTGACACCAAAGAAGTACCTTTTAATCCTCGGCTTCTGTAAGCCATAGAATAGCCTTTCTTTAAACCCGTCAAAACTAACCACACCCAGTGTCGCTATTTTGCTGGTCTTGTTGATTTTTGAAAAGGTTGTGAGAAGCGGCTCTGTGTTTTCAAAGACGTTTAGCATATTAAATGTGCTGAAAATAATGTTGTTCACATCATTCCAATATTCAGCAATAGACACTTGTTCCAATATTTCCTCAACGCTTTGATTATCGACCACATATAAGCGCTTAAGCAAATTTGATCTCGCATATTGTTGCAATACGCCAAAGGTAACTTTGTGCTTTAAAGCCGCTTCCTTCGGAAGTGTTCGCATATCTGGCTTAATATAGAAGACAGTAAGTTCATTGTTTTTTATTTGCTCCAGTTCGTTATTTTTAATTTGTTCTAAGAACCTCAAGACTATACCAGAAATATTGCCAGACCCACATAAAATCACAGTGGTTGGGCCGGCCATGTTCTTTAACTTCAGCTCTTTGTAGTTTTTTTCATAATCCTCGTGGGAATTTTGAGACTCAACTTCGATAAAGGTGGAATACCCCTTGTTTTCAGCATCAATACAAAAAACACTATATTGTGGTAAATTTTCGAACTTGCTGGCAATTTGGCATCCAGCGTTACCCAGGCCGACTATGTTCATGATATTTTTTTCATACTCCCAAAATCCTTCCCAATACTTAAATTAGTTCGCATTTTACCGAAACGCGTCTGTGAGAAACTTGAAATTAAGCCTTCAATCATGGGTTTGTCCTCTATGCTGAAATCCAGTACGAGACTATCGTGTATACAGAAAGATACAAACGACTTTTTGTTAGTCAACATTTTATCAATTTCTATTGCAGATGTTAAGAACATGTCACTTGTTGTGCTCTGAATTAGATAATTAACAGCCTTAGCCTCTGGTGCTTTGATTTTGCGGCCGAAAAGAGTATTAACATGGCCATCAATATAATATTGGTTATAAATTTTATCTCGATTAAGATACTCATTTAATTTTTTGTTTTTTGCTTTTGGGTTATAGAGCCAGGAAAACACCTTTTTCTTTGTTTTATCTCTATCATATTTGCCCTTAAAAATGTTACTGCTAATCCACTCGTGGACATCACCCTCTGGTTGTTGCTGTCCTAAGAGTCCAAACAACACCCTCAATTCAGCCGCATTGTAATCCAACTCAATAAAACAATCATTTTGTGGCTTTATAGCTGACCTCAACTCTTTGTTAAGAGTCAGGATAGGAAAGCTACCTTCGCCAGAGGCCAATCTACCAGTTACAGTCGTCCAGGGATTGTAAACAACCCGGGTCGGGCAGTCTTTTACCTTGTTTAACCCCAAACGGACCTTTTCATTAGTATAGTCAAGGTTTTTAAGGTCAATATTAACCTCGTGAGACTTTATATTGTTCAAAAGCCCTATCAAGTCCCGCATAAAGTCGTGATTTTCCGGGCGCTGATAAGTACTAAATACATGTTCTGTTATCTTGTTGCGACACTCATAAAAGTCCAATAAGAACTTTTCAGGCACCAGATCATAGAAACAAACATCAGATAAATTAACCTTGGCCGAGGAGAAGGACTTTAAGAAAGAATTCGCCTTTCTTGTCAGCTTCTGCCAGCGGGGCTTAAGCTCCTCTGGGCATGCCTGGCCCAATGTTTGGCCCCTGGCCCACAGAATTCCAAAATCTAGATTTTTGGCCTCGAAATTTTTCGAGGGCGCCCAGGTTTTGGAAAGTTTTAAGCCTGTGGGATTTTGGACTATCTGTCCGTCGTGAAAGATGCCCCTGCACTCGTTCTTGCTGTCTAACACTTGAAAAAGCAAACTCTTTCCTTACTGAATGTTTTTTGTGCCGGTTATGGAGTAATTTACCATTGACGGATTGTCGGCGTGTCTTTTTGCCTCAACCTTTCGCATTTCATACTCGTCATGGCTTATTCCCTGCCAATAGGCACCCTTGATATTAAATTTAGTAACATGAAAGCCGCGTGTCAAGTCATTTATATATTTTAAGGCGGCGATTTCGCCGAAGAGTCTCTTTCTCTTAACCGCCTCAACAGCATAAAAATCAAAATTCTCCGGAGTATGTGTATGTCCAGATTCAAGCAGCCTTGTTTTCAAAAGCACTTTCAACCAGTACTCATCCATTTCTTCTCCGTCCGTCGGGGGCGCAGATCTTTGAACCTGAACTGTTCTTATGCGCCCAAGCACCTCGTCGTTTAAGTTAAAAGATGATTTTGTTGACGTATTGCTCTTCTCGCAAATAACATATTGCATTTCTTCATACGTACTAAATTGTGTATAGAAGATCGTATAAAGTTCTATAAACTTATTTCTGATATTTAATAACTCATCCAAATAAGCTTTTCTATAGTATGTTTGAAATATGTTCTCGTAACTAACACCCTTATCGTTCATATATTTCTGCGCGCCGTTTAAAACTCCGCTGTTCTTCTTGTCTAGCAAACCAGATGCGAGGTTATAAACCAGGCGCCATGGCGCATTTTTATCAATCATAAACCCAAATTTTTTAACTTCATTGACAAAAAAGAAAAAATTAGGGTCTTTAATATATTTTAAAACCTTAGCATTGTCTTGTAGGCCGAAGCCCTCGGAGGCTATATCTATCATCAGCCCACTAGAATACGGAGAGGCGTGGACCGTCGTTATAAAGCCAGTTTTTGTCAAGGGAAACTTATCTATGATACGAATACTATATCGTAAAAATTCCCTAACAAAATCCTTAAAGCTGCTTATTTTCTCGTATCTTCTGTTGATGCTTAAGTAGGAGTCAACAAAGTTAGTATACATCTGGTCTATATGATTCCTATATCCGGTTTCCAGATCACCAGAACTCCACGCTTTCATAACCCTAAGCTTGGGACTATATAGGCCATCTCTGTTGATGAGTCCTGCAGTGCCCACCCTATTAATATTCTTTTTCATGTCGTCAAAAGCATCGCAAACAAAATCTACTGCAAAGTGGGTTCCCTTGCGGCCACCGTAGATAGTCTTAAGATTGGAATCATCTAATATGACAGCATCTCCCTCGCGGTCGACCCTTCCATAAAAAAGATGTTTCCTTTGAATATCAAAATTTTCGACACCAGGAAAATTTGGGTAAAAATCATTTAGATTATTCTTAGAATTAAAGATTGCTTCTACTACATTTTGACCCATCTATCTCTTTCCTTGCGCTGTTTGTGTGCCAATTACTTTAGTTTCATATTTTCCCGGTGTTATAGTCGACTGTACCTTGCCTACCAAGTGGTACCCACCTAAATTCATTTGATATGCTAAGGATCCTGCGTCCTCAATTGAACCTAGGCCGGCGAGACTGGGGTTAACATAATAATACATCCCCGGACTAAACAAGGATGTTCCAATAAGGCTTAAGTCTGTGTTATACGGTAGTTTAAGCTGTGCCATTTGATCAACACCTTGTTCTTCGGCCTGTTGAGACCTTAACTCCGTTAAGAAGTTAATATTAACCTTTTTGAATGTCATATCTTTGAGAAGGCCCATGTCAGAGCCAATATTAAAATGATATATACCGTCTTTCACGTCCTCAGCGGGATCTCCCCCTCGTTCAAGCAGTGACTTCGCTGTTGTCATATATATCAACAAATAATCATATGAAGTTTTGATCATTGACTCGGTAGATATTGGCTCAGTCACCTTGCTGGTATACTCTTGTTTAAATTCAGCACTATCTATATCAATAACGCGGCGCTTTGGTAGAAGCTCCTCTATTTTTCCAACTCTCCTCCCGCATATCATATGGTCAGACCCACCAAAGTCGACTTGTTTACCGGGCAAGGTCAGGGCGAGCATGCTAGCCCGAGTTTTATCAACCTTGAAAGACTTTGGCATGCCCACTCCCAGCGCTGGGACGACTAGGTTGTTTATCAAGCTGGTTATAAAGCTGCCCAGCGGCATTTGTGATCTCCGGCGCCTGACGATTTTATTAATAAACCAAGCTCTAAAATAATTAAAAGACACAGGGAATTGAGCCATGTTAATTCTTTTTATGTTCCCGTTAGAATCTTTATACTCCATTGGTCCAAGTAGGATACGGGCATTTTTAAGAGGGTACCCTAATGCTGTATTTTTGTCGTCTGGCGGGAAATAGGATTCTGTTCTAAACACAGAGCGCATATCGTGGGGCCCTGGTGGTCCAGTGAACTCAACATTTTCTTTGAAATTTATCACCCCCATACCAGCATTTTTGCATGCCAATTCAATGATGTCACCAAGATATATAAAATAGAATTTATGATTCTTATTCGTTGAACCAAGCACCCCCTTTCTAGCTGGATCAGGCTTTTTCTTTTTCTGATCTTTTTCGTCGTCTTTTGATTCAGACTCTACATCAATGGCAGCAGCAATTTCTTGAGCTGCGTCATTCGCAATTTTTGGATCAATTGGATCAACGCGGTGGCATCTATTAATTAAAACGCCAGTTGAGCCCTTGCCTATGGCAGTTGTTTTAGAAAGAAGATTTTCTTCTTCTGTTATATTATTTTTTTCAATGCCTCTGGCAGTGGGATCATCCTTAAAAATTATGCCTTTTGACGTTGCAATAGTATCCGCATCTGCGTTGATGCAGAAAAGCCGAGTGCCATCTGAATCTTTTGACTCATCGTTACCTGTAATGATCTGGTCTACAAAACTTTTGTAAACATCCTTCTTAAAAGCCCCTATTTTCTTTTTTATTGCTGCGATGGCGGCGTCAATAATTTTGTCGTCTTTAAACCAGCCGAAGATAAGTTCGTCATTTTCTTTGATTTTGTCGATGGAAATCCCAACGATTTTCGGATCGATCTCTTTTAAGACAACATTTTTAAAGAAAGTATCCTCCCGGAACATCTTTCTGGCCTTATCTCTTGATTTACACTTATCATCTTTACAGCCGGCGCTTTTTAACTCTTTATGAATAGAGCCAAGTTGTGCTATCATCTTCGAAACACGAGACATATTATATTGAGCGTCCGCTCTCTTAGATACTGTAACCCCTCCGCTATTTGTAATTCTAAAAGTGTTTTGAAAAATATTAACCTGATTTGATCCTATTACCGTTTCTATTCTCCCCCGGTAGGTCGCTGTTAAATCAACTTGGCCGTTCTTTTTGATTTTAAGATCATAATCCAGCAAACAAAGGGCCACTATAAGATTCATCTTTTCTATATTGGCGATATTTCTGATATCATCTTGTGTGAGGTTCAGGCCGTTTAGTTGTTCTTTTGAGGGCGCCGTATAGCCCATCAATGCTTTTATCTCATAGTGTTTTGGGTTATAAGTTTCCGTATTCCTATCAATTTTTGCCGGGGCCCAAGTGATTAAATCCAAATAACGAAGGCCGCCTTTAGAAAAATGCGGTTCACCAGGAGGGCTAGCTTGTAAATCTTTCAAGCTTTTAAAAGTTAAACTTAATTTACAATTAATATTGTTCTCTATTATACCGTGAGCCTCGCCATTTTGGTCTATGCTAAAAGACTTTAGGCCGATGTTGCGCCAAGAGGGTTTAGTGCTTTCATAGGCCAAGTAGTCTTGCACCGTAGCGGCCGTTTCTTGACCAAAACTATCTGAAAATCTAAATTCTTTATAACAGGGTGTGGGCAAAGCAGCTATTTTAGTATCGTCAACAGGCCCGTCCTCTTGATATAAAGCCTCTTCATAATTAACTTTGTATATTCTAATTTTTGGCTGCATTAAAGACAAGGCAGACGTCTTAATCTTATAAAACACATCAATGTTATCAATGCCCCGCAACTTGTTGACTATTTGTATAGGGTTGCCATTAATTTGTCTAAATGTTTTATACTGAAAGAGGTGCTTGTTAGCTGTGTAATAAGTTGCTGCCTTATCTATATTCCGTGAAAGGATATACTGCTCTAGATTTGAAACATTCCTGTCATCATTGGTGATTTTCTTTTTGTCTTTTACCTTCTGCTTCTTCGCAGAAGAGACTTTGCCCGTGCCGCCGGGAGTTGTAATATCTTTAGCCATCTTAATATCCTATATAAAATAAAACAGTCTCAAGAGGAACTGGTATGTATACCACTTCGCCTAAGCTTAAATGAAATTCAGTAGGTTTTTGATTGTAGAATGCAATGACCCACCACATCTCTGGGTTGTTATAATATTCATCTGCTAATTTAAAAAACCTGTCTCCTGTCGACCATATATGTGTAATACTATTAAATTTAGACATGTCATCAACAGACGGATGCTTGAAGGTGGGTGTATTAAATTGCCTAATCTGATCCATCCCCCTTGTTTTCTTAAGGAACCTCTTATAAACCTCTCGATCATTAAGAAATACTCTTTGGTTTTTATATCTCATTATAGTTTTTCCTATTGCATCCCTGTTTAACCTTTGCTAGCTAGTTGGAGGGGTCTCTATTCCACGATCATCATTTAAATCCTGTACATCTAATTGATCTTTTTTATTATGTATTGACCCAGGCGCAGCGTTGGCTGTTGCCGGTGGCGACGCATCCTCATATACCGGACCGGATGATGGCATGTCTGCTGTATCGCGCACCAAACCAAAATCATATGGATAGCCTGTCGCTCCAAGCCCGCCTCTCCACTGGCCGGTGTTGAAGTCCCAGCCCAATGAATGATCATGGACGATATCTAAATTGCAATTCAACTTCATTAATTTAGGAACGAGAATGTTCTTGCCGGCATTTGTGCTGTTTTCAAAACCTGCTGCTTTTATTAGCCCAAAGTCATCCTGAAAGGGTTTTATACTAACAAACCCCATACTAGTATCATGTGTGACATTCAAACCTTGAATCACACAAAGGATACCTTGGCCATCGCTTGTTGGGGACGATATTAAATTAGCATATCTCACACGAAACAGAGGAGATGCTGCAATAGAAGTTGCGGTGCCAGTCTCTTTATAAGAGGGGTAAAGAGAGGCCATTAACCAACTTAAATTATTTAAATTATCTAGAGCCATGGCTTTAGAACTAGCTGGGAGGGACCAAGAAATACCTATTGTTCTTTTGCTTTTACTCCATATGTAAAATGGATCCGTGCGCCCGAAGGGCTGCTCTGCGGTGTGTGATGATTGAATTTTATCTGACATGCTGTCGATATATGCTATAAACTGAATGATTGGGGGTCTCTTAATGTGCACCGGTATAATTTCTAATAACGTCCCGGCCTCGGCGGGGGCAGAGCTATTAAAATCATTCTTCTTGAACTTAACATTCTGAAAAGTCTGTTTCCCGCCAGCGTGGGCGGCGGTTTCTGTTTGAAAAAATTTAGGCATTTAATTAAATCTCCGCTATAGGCCTAGGTTGACGTTATCTAATACGGCTGTGCCAAAATTTGGATCCAGCTTAAGTTCAAACTCTCCGCCAGGGCCCGGGCCAATACCGCCTGCTTCCTCCAGCATCTCAGTTAGCTTCTTCGTTGCTTTAGTATTTTCTTCAATGGCTTTTGTGCTAGTCTCGGGGGTTAGAACATCCAATACGTTCTGTACTGTCTCTCGCACCGGCCCAACCACATTTTCCACAGTCGGCGTTGGTGCCGGCGTTTCCCCAGCTGGCAACACGCCGGAAGAAGACCCCATATTTGCTAGGCCTTGAGCCATTTCCGTCTGAAGCCCCAGCGCGGCGATGCCGGTGGTGGCCTCGATGACGCCCTTAGCTACACCAAGTGTACCTTTGGAAACATTTTTTATATCCGCGGCCATATTCGCCATTTGTGTAAATGAACCAAGGAGGCCCATAGCTGACTTTTCACTAGACTTGGTCGAATTTCTAACTTTTTCAAAGGCAGCAAACATTGTTTTCGCGCCTTGGCCGGCAGCGACACGAGATTTCTTAACAAATTCTCGAAATGCGCCGCCTGTGCTAGAAAGATTCTTCTGAAGTTTTTCACCAGATGTCATTGTATTTTCAATTTGCTTTTCAAGTTGTTCCTGCGACATTGCCGCGGTATCAATACCAGCAGAAATGGCCTCATAGTCCTCTTTTCCACCCAATAGTTTTCCTGCGGCCTCGACATCTAAACCCAAAGTACTAGCTATGACTTGTTTCACACGGCGATCGGCATCTTCAAAACTTACGCCGGCGGCATCCATGGCTTCTTGAATCATGCTGATCTTATCAGCCGGGTCGGCATGGACTAGAGCATTAACATCTATTAAGGTATCACCCATCACAGCATTAAAAGCTTGAGCGGCGTTTGCGGCGCCTTTAAAGGTATCAAGACGGCCGGCTAATTTGCCTAGTTCGCCCACAGCCATGCCGGTTGCGATCGATTGTGCTTCCAAACCAGCGAAGACCTCAACTGCGCGATCACCGAACTGAGCTAGTGTAGGCATTAAGCCAGTGAAATCTTTCATGGCCTGGCCAACGTTGATACCTAGAGATTTAGACACACTTAACAACGATTTAACAGATTTTGTAGCCTGCATTGGTGTTTGCTTAAGGGACTTGGTGAAAATGTTAAGAGCTTTTGTAGACGTCCCTATGTCAACACCAAGTTTGCCCATCCCAGCAACTAGGTTGGCCGTGAAGGCCGCGGCCTCCGGATGAGCCTCCATGAAGGCCGGCCGGAATAACATAACATTGTTTAAAATGCCCTTCATCGCGTCGCCGGTTTCCTTAGCTGTAATCCCGACATTGATTAACGGCCGTTCCATGCCCTCCGGAAACAGGCCTGGCTTACCCATTGCATATAAAGGATCAAGTGCATAAGTAAAAGTGTCGTATAAATCTTCTGAAAAAAGGCCAGTGGTTTTTGCAATACCTCTGAAATTTTTATCAATTGCTGGGGCCATCCCTGCCAGGCCGGCCTTGATTGCGCCCATGCTAACTTCCATATTTACACCGAACTTAGTCATGGCTAAGGACATAGCAGCAAAATGTGGAGACTGGGCGAGGCCCTGAATCATAAACAAAGCGCCTCTGCCGGCCGAGATTCCCGTGTCCAGACCGGTCTTCAGTGCGTCAGTCACCGTACCAATCTGCATTACAGTATCTTTGCCGCGCTTTCGGGCGTTCTCGATGGCTTTATCAGTTTCAGTATTAGACTCTTTCAGCATCTTGAGCCGGCCTTTCTCGGCCTTCTTACGCTGTTCGGCCGTGGATGCTATGAGCTTCCGAAGCTTCTCTTCTTGTGTCCCCTCTTTCTTTTTAAGTACCAGGATCCTTTTCATGTGTTCTATTTCAGCCTGTAGGGCAGCTTGCTTTTTCTTGTCCGTCTCTCCCTCCGCACGGCGTTTCTGGGCTTCAATATTTTTTTCAGTTACTTCATTAAGATTTTCAAAAAGCTTTGTTGTGTCAAGGAGGGCCATGGCCTGGGTGGTGTTGAGGTCGTCCGAATGTTTGCTTAAATCCTCCATCAGCTGTATTCGCACTCTCAGAAGTTCGTTGAACGCTTCCTGTGTCATGATGTCTTTCTTGTCTGCCATAGCTAGCTTAAACCCTCATCGCTATCTATAAATAGTCAGCAAGATAAAATAAGAAAACCCTATGCGTACAACATAGGGTTTTAACTTTTAGCATTCTCGATTGCTTCTCTTTGAAGATCAAAGTGTTCTCTTAGCTTAGCTAGATACCAACGTCGTAAACCTACCGGTAAATTATAGGCCTCGATGAAGCTCCAGCCGCCGTGAAACTGAAGTATGAAGAACTCTTCATATACAGCTTCCATATACTCTTCACCTAGGCCAAAAAAACTCCGCAGAAAGCGGAACCTCCACTGTTTGTGTTTTTAAACAAGCGTGGCATGCGATGCTCTCAGATAATTCCACTCTTGGTGTCAGAGACGAATATAAATCTCTTAAATACTTCGAGTCGGCGGCCGGCATATTTTCAACAAAATTAATAACGTCACTGTAGCTACTTTTATCATTAACTGCTACGATAAAGGTGGCCAACATGCCAGTAATAGTGTTTGCTCTACTCTCCGAATCATCATCCAAATATTTCTTTTCCTCTTGACCAGTGATCGGCGAGATCGACACCTTCATTTTAGAAATTGGTAATTCTACGTCAAAAGTCTTATGCTCTTCGCTAAAAATAACATTGTTTTCATGTAAATATCTCTCGTCAAAACAATTGCCTGTAATCTCTGCTTCTTTTAAGTCATAAACAAACTCTATTCTGTTTGTGCACGAGACACACGGTACAGATGCGTTATACTCATTACCATATCCAGAAATTCTAGCTGCTATTATAATGGCAGTCTTATCAGCCAACAGTAGACTGATTGGATCAACATCTTCAACAATCAAACTCTCCAAAAGACGATCAATCATGATGCCTTTTTTAATTAAAGCTTGCGAAGACAGTATATCCTCATCTTTAGCCGTCATAAACTTAATTTCAACCGTTTCTTGGTTAAAAAGTGGGTGTCCTTCGGGATAAAACACCCCTTTGGACGGCAGCTCAACAAATTCAGTCGGGACCACATAAGCCAAATTGGCTGACGATGCGGCAGCAGGCTGGGGGCGAGCTTGGGGCCCCGTGCGCCTCTGATTATTTCTCATTTATGCCTCTCTTTTTCTCTATTGACCTAAAGGTACTCCACCTTCTACAGATGTATACGTAGCATAATCATAAGTGATATCGACAGAAATGTTAACAATTTCTTCACTACCATAATCCAGGGAGTCACCAAACTTGACACTCTTCAAGAACGCGTTCTTCAGCGTCCACTCTTCGACAACGTTTGTTGCGTCGACTGGGCCGGCGAAATCGCCGGGGTCAGCGCCGGCGGGAAGAATTATTCCGCCGCCGTCCAACTGTTTAATTGTTACCTCGCCAATAGTGGCGTGTGTACCGACCTTCGTGACACCAGTCATTAAGTTGGCCTCAGAAATCGGAGCAACATAACCGGAGTTGCGAAGTGCGTTATAAAACTTTGAACCGATATTTGGCTCAACCGCGTCAATAAAGGTAACTGAAACATCTGACCACTTTACAACACCAGGAAACTTAAAAACATGATTTAAAACATTGTGCTCTTTAATAGCCATATCGTAAGACGGCTTTGCGGCGGTCTTCGCCATGAAAGTTAAATTTGATAATTCCGAAAAGGTAACCAAAAAGCGGAAAGCCCTTTTTGGTTGAAATCCTCCCACGTTTGTATCTGAAAAGAATGCCATGTATTTAGTCTCCTGTTACTATTATAATTAGTGTTTTAAAAAATTAATCGTCAAAAGAAGCCCCGCTCCTCGTGATAATAAAGTCAAGTGCGATAAACTCGATGGCCCGGGCAGGCTTCAAGAAAATCTTTGCATACATGATGTTTCTGTCAACCAAATCAGGCGTCGTAGTAGAATCATCAAGCATGACCTTGAAATCAGTCAGGCCGTGGCCGGCTTTTATGCCCTCAAGGAAGGGAATTACACGGCCCTTGAAGCGGTCCCAGGTAGCCTGGATGTTCTGGTCAAAGAGAACTTTAGAAGCGATTCTAGAAATCTCTTTCTTTGTATGAATAAGAAGTCTTCTCACATTAATCCTGTCCAGAGCAGAAGGAGTAACCTGCAAGGTCTTCTGACCAAAGATTACAATGCCCTCAGCCGGGAACGTAGCAATCGGATTGATATTTGCGTCATACAGCTTATCTCTGTTATCAGAAGTCAAGCGTTGTCTAACGCCAACCACTGGAAGTCCTGCAGAGCCTTCGCTTAAGCCGCCTCTAGTAAATCCAGCAGGAGCGAACCACACCGCAGATTTGCGCTGCGCACTTGAGAAGGTACCCAGTGCAACCACTGAAGGTGGCACATAAAGCATGCTGTCAGAGAAGATATCGCGAATCTTCACAAACGGATAGAAGGTGCAGCCATAACTAGAGTTGATGGCCATGTCCTTAAATTCGTTTGTCACCGCAGTCACAGACCCCAGGTTGCCGCTATCCGTATCCCCGTCGGCGCGCTCGTGTGGCGGCTTATAGTTGCCTGCAAGGTCAATAACCGCTAAAGCATCTCCTCGCTCTTCCGCGGCGTTGACTAATTGAGTATTGAGGCTCGTGTTGGTGATACCAGGCATTGCAACCAAATCATACTCCAAAAAGTCTTTATCGGCAGCCATATCTACGGCCTTCTTGAGGCTGTAATATGTGCTGTTGGCAGCAATTGTCGAAGTATCCATATAGCTATTTCGAAGCGGATCAGGCTCGGTTACATCAAACCCATCAAAACCACCGAAGACCGGGGAAGTAAATCTATCAAACCCAGTATCTGAACCGGTTAAGACATAGAATGAGCCAGATTTAGCAGACCAGGACGTTCCGTCGGCGCGGGAGCCAGAAGCATGAAACCCGTGATCTGTCGCACTTCCGGCGCACTGCTTAACATCTTCCAGGGTGAATGCCCAAGAATACTGCGTGTTACCAGAAGAAGGATTTCCTAACGGGTCCAATGCTGCCGGCATGCCTCGGAACAGATCTAAATTGGTTTTATCAAATCTCTTTGTTCCCTTAACGGAAGAGTTATAACCGAAGTAAGCTTTATTAGCAGTTACCATATTACCTTCTGAAGAAGAGACTCTTAATCTCGCAGTCGGGAATTTTATAGAGGCTGTAAAAGCGTTGGTCGTGTATACCAAATGGTCTGACCCTATTCCAGTGACAGTATACTGGCCAGGAAATGAGCCACTGCCATCAGCGAGGAGCGACTGGGTTGAGCCAGAAATAATTTCATGAGTTGCCGGAACCAAAGGACCATACACACCCATTGGCAAAAGGCCTTCGCCCTCAGCATTGGCAATCGCGTCCGAGACCTTAACACGAATATATTGTGAGCGGTTGTCGTTATCACCAAATTCACGAACAACGTTGTTCGTACTATCGAAATCGTAGTGTTTATCTCCAATCACTCTCCCAATATATTTAGGCGATGTGGGCCTTAAGTCGACGCCAGAGAAGCGCTCCAGCACGGTGGGGTTATTGTCACTATCGGCGGAGGCGCGGACGACAACAGAAAAGGTGCCGTATTGATTGTACTTATCCGTGGGTGGCTTGATGTCTTGAATAGAAATCTTGATGTCGCGGTTTGCAACCTCACCGTTGCCCGGGTCCTGGGTGCGTCCAGCGCCACCGAGAGCGTAAAAACGGAATAACTTTTCTACATGTGAAGTAGGGTCAAAGTTCGCAGTCGTCCCGCCTCGGGTGTCTTGCGAGAAGAACCACTGCGTGCCGGCAGCTTTTGCCGCCTGTTTATGATTGGCCCATTTGTCAACTGCAGTGCTCGATCCCTCAAGAGCCAAAATCGTTCCTAGGAAGTTCGAGCTATCCGTAGCCAAAGTACCGGTGATAGCAAGCTTGCTATTTTCACCGTTTCTTAGGTTGGACTCAAAAGTTTCTCCAAGCCAGTAACCGACAGTCGAGCCGGCGGGGGTTACATCTGCGTTTGTCAAAGTGGGATTAGTGTTAAAGACTTTACGAATAAAGTTGCTTGAATCGCGGTCGAAGCTAAACTTAGCAGTCTTCTCAACGTCCGCGGCGCTATCTAAAACCTTGGCGGTGAAGCTTAAACCACTATCACTTTTAATCCAGGTTGCAGCAGAGCCCGCGATTGTGGTTGCCTCTCTGGACGTTCCGTCAAGAACGACAGCGCCGTTGTTAACATACCAGACAGCAGCAAGGGTACCCGTAACAGCAGGGCCGGATCCGCCGGAGAAGGCGCCGTCGGCGCCGGATGCGCCGTAGGCCACGGTGACGCCTGCAGGAGCCGTGACATCTGTGTTACCACCAACCCCTGAAGTGTCCTGAGTCAACGTAAAGGATGTTTCGCTAGTGTACGACGCAGGAGTGAGTGTCATGTTCAGTGCGCCGTCGGCTCTGGCGGCCTCTAAAGCAATATGTAGAGCTTGAGTGGCCTTTGCCGCGGTGGTGGCTAGTGCAGTACCAAAAGTCCAAGCATTACCAGCCCCCGTGGGCGCTTGATTATAGTTCATACTATTGCTAGTAGTGAATGTTAATGTGTCTCCATCAGCATTTATCAAGGTTAATATTGTGCTGTCCTCGTCCTCAAGCGCGTCGGTGCCACCGATTACAACAGTCGCTGCAGCGGTACCAGGGTATCCATCCGGATTTGGAATAACAAACAAACCATAAGCACCACCAGTCGAAGAAGCATCCGTACCGTGAGAAGTTTCAGTTCCACTAGAGTTTTTAGTACTCCAGCCGGCCTTACCTTTAAGGGTATCGGCGGCAGTCGATGCATCGTCGCCCAAAACACGGAAAACAGTGCAAGGTGAGTTATTTCTTAACCAAGCCTGCGCTGCATAAGCAGCATATGTAGGAGCGGTCGCGGCGCCGGTTCGCCAAATATCGCCGGCCGCATTGCCGGCTGAAGGGTACCCGAAGAGAGAGACAAATTCTTTAAACGAATTAACCTTTACAGGTCTGTTGGCTGGTCCTTTCGTAAAACGACCAATGATCATCGGGCCCATACGCTCTGGTAGGGCTGGTATGCCTGATTCATCAATCTCGTTCAGAAAGACCCCAGGTGAAATAAATTTAAACTTGTCAACTCCCATGTTTTTGCTCCTCAATGTTAAGCGAGTTCATTTTTGATGAACTTTTTCTTTAATAAATAGTCTTGCTTATTCACAAAATCCTTTAAAATCTAAATTGGCCGTCTTCATCCTGAACAACGATTCTTTCTCTGGCAAACCTTATTTGCACAGCATTTTCTCTTCGGACGACGCGTGGTTGTTTTTGATTCTTGTCGTCGCCAATAAGATAACCAAATACATTCATATTAATTGTTGTTTCATATTTCCTTTCTTCTGCCTGATAATTAGATATATTATTGTCTATTGTATAGTCTTCTTGAATGAAGGCCTCATATCTATTTGAGTTATACTCAACTATAACCATCTTATGTGCATTGGAGGCTCTTATAAAAGGAGCAAGCAGCTCATTCATTTGCTGCTGATATTCAGTCCTCAAAACAATTTTATATCCAACATCAACGTAAATCGGTATTGGGATTGTTAAAGTATCATAAACAATTTTTTTGTTTTTCTTGTTGCGATATATTGGATAATTCTTTTGGCCCCTTCGACGATGAGAGTCAGCATTAGCAAAGTTTCTAGTTTTGTCTTGATTGATGACCTTATTTATAGTTAAATAACCGCCCTTAAGGTCACCAACAGGGTCGACCTTCGCATATGGAATTACCCTGCTCTTTTCATCTTTTTTAACCGAGTCGCGTTCAATAGAAATAACCGGAAGGATAATCATTCCGGCCTTATCTCTGCGAATATCATCATCTTTAATGTTGTGTGCTCGCTCAGAGCCAGACCAAATAACTGGAGTTTTTCGGAAGCCCTTGTTTGAGCTTGTTTTTAAGTCCATTGTCTCATCGACAAATTTATACACCGCAAAATCAATATCTTCTAAATTAGATTTAAACCTCGGGACATCGCGAGAGGTCTTTTCTTCGTTAAGAGCCATCGAATAAACCCTCCCGTGACTTTATGCACTCTGCTGATATTTCTATTCTACGATCCGCCTGGCCGAAAAGTTCTTTTGGTTGTTTTAAAGTCGTTATTTCATAGTATCCGCTTCCATAAGCAATAAAATCTCCCTCGCGAACAAATAAGTTTTGATCCTCTGTTAATCTTCTCTTGTGAAAATGGGCTATCAACTTTGTTACCTTGTCAATACCGTATTTATCCGTTCTAGTTTCTTCACCTTGAAACTCAATTAAGGCGTGGACTCTTATCGGGGGCAAAAATGTTTTCACTATCGCCTCATTATATAAAGGATGGAAACTGGTGTGCTCCAAATCAATAGGATAGTATGCAACAACCTGGCCAATTACTCTTTCGATTAATTCATCATTGACTTGTTTAACCAAGTCTCGTTCTTTTTCACCAAGAAAAAGAGGTGGAGGCGGACTCGTTGGCTGGGACCATTTATTTTTTTCACTCGCCATTTTAAGTTATCCTACGTATACGAAGTAAGGGAAGGTTTTAGCCACCTCGTTGGTGTTGGTTGTAATGTTCTTTTGAATTTCTGTAATTTTCTCATACGTCAACTCGTCAAGAACCTTTTGTAGTTCCTCTCGAAGCAACTTTTGTTCTGCTTCGGCCGAGGTGATTAAGTCTTTGCCATTTAAAGTAACGCTGTCGCCAGGAATCGGAATTGCACCGAATTTAGATCTAATCTGACCAAGAGTCTCTTTTGAGAGAGCAAGAGCAAACCTGCGAATCCATTGTTTACCAACTGAGTTGATATTTTTAAACGGCAGGTTGGCCAATGGCAATGTACTCATATTATTAACACCCTCAACGCCACTTTCTCTATCACTTTGCTCTTCCCATGGGTCGTCGTCAACAGAGAATTCGAACCATATTTTTTCTTGGCTCATGCTAGAGGGTATTGGGAAAATTTTTAAATTATTATTTTTTATCTCGTAAGAATAATGAGAATTTCTTGTGTAGATAGAGTCTTCGTAGGCCATTGCTTGCAGTTTATTATGCCAAGGGGGGATAACCTCCCAAGTTGAATCGTCCGCATACATACCATACGTCGACATATTGCCAACAGCGTTCATTCCTCCATAATAACCATAAAACCTCCACATTGCATGAGGAGTTCTATAATATACTCTGCGAATATTGACCCGGTTATTACCTACTTTGTTATAAAATAAAGAATCGCTATCAGTTGCAGAGCTTGAAATAATAGATTGCAAATCGTAATCTTGCTGTGATCGTGTGGTGTTGAATGAAGCAGAATAAATTGGAATTGTGCCCCCTAAACCAACCTCAGTCGCCGCAAGGTCCATGGCCCTCTTGCTATATCCCAACTTAAATTTGGGAAACTTAGTCTCTACATTATCAGTCTTTGAGTCGTCTGTTCTTTGGCCGTCCGAGTCAAATGTGCCTGTTGTTGCGCCGAGGGAACTATGAAGTATATTCTTTGTCTGATGGACATTAACAATATAAGAATACTCTAATACAGCCTCTTCGTAGGCAGCATAAATATTGCCAACTGTCAACTCAATATCTAATACATCGCCTCCAAGCTTCTTATACGTGTAAGTAACCTGGTCAGCTGCGCCAGTTATAAAGTTATTATCATATAGATCGGCGGTGGTGGTGACATATAACCCAAAAGGATAATGTGTAGTTGTGCCGGCACCATCAGTGCCCGTTCCGAGGGCTCCTGTCGCGGGCAGTCTGACTGCTGATGTCTGTGAGCTTGGTGTTAAAGTAGGAACTGCCATTCAATTAAGTCTCCTTATCACTATAAATAGTTGGGAGACTTTGTTTTATCCTTCGGAGCTTGACTTACATAAAACAAAACCCCACATTGAAATTCCAAGGTGGGGTTTTTCTCACTAACTTTGTTAGTTTACTTTTCTTTTTTCTTATAAATCTTGGGCTTGATAGAGGCCTTCTTCTTTGGTGCAGGTTTAGCTGCTTGCCTCGCGGCCTCTTTCTTTTTACCATTTACAACCATTGCAGGCATAATATTAATCTCCTTTTATTAACTTTCAACCACAGCGTCGGCGCCGGTGGTGACCTCAGTTATAATTTTGCTATCAACAGTATACCAATGATCGCCATCGCTGACCAATTCAAGATAAGAGCCGGGGTGTATATCGGTGACTAACTGAATTTCGTCATGTGAACTACCATTCAACTGGTTAACCACCATGGCGTTGGATGCATCGTCATCACCATTATCGAATTGAATAACTGTTCCCTTAATAAGTTCACTAACTGAGGCTGTTTTAATTATACGGGATCCGAAAGTATCTTCAAGAGTCCAAACAAATTTGAAATACAACCCCTTTTTTGCAGTTGGCAGTGTACAAGTTTTATTTGAAGTAGCCATAACAACGTCAATTAAGACAACAGCGCCGCTGTCAGTCTCGACAAAAGGGTGTGTAGAAGAAGTCCATGATCTGGTAGCATTGGTACCATCAAGCGCGGTTGATGAATCCAAATCTTGATTTCCCCAAGTCATATATCTTAGTTTATGTGGATCTAATGCTGGTCTTACTTTGCTCATTGTTTGTAAACTCCTTAATATTGTCTAGGAAAAGACATGTCTTAATGTTGCTATATGTTGACCGGTGATATACCAGTGCGATCCATCTGATGTGCAATCAATCATGGTACCAGGTTCAATGTTGGCTGCAAGGGTTAAGATGCGGTCACTGGAGAGGTCTGGGTACTGAGTGGAAGCGCCTGTTTGGACCATAGCCTTCGTTACGTCGGCGCTGTTGCTGTCATAAAAAATAACACGACCTTTAAACAGCTCGGCGGCCGCGCTGGTTTGGATTACCGTGCTCGCAGCGTCCTCCGCCACACCAAATACAAATCGGAAATAGGCTCCTTTTGATCCCGGGACGCCGGCGACAGCTGGTAAAGTTATGGTACGAGTTGCAGACGCGGCTGCAGTGAAAATTACAGTTGCGCCGGACTCCGGTAGAGAAAAAGCCTTGCTGGTGTCACCATGAGTTATAACCTTTAATCTTGAACTTTGAGTATTTGCTTTTTGTGATCTTGCCATTTCTAATTAACTCCTAAAATTATGATGTTGCAACGGTGACACCAGTTGGTGACCCAATGGAGTGATTTTCCATCGAATACCATTCTGAGCCGTCTGAAATAAATGTGATATACGTGCCATCGTACATATTGTTCCCGTAAGTGATAGAAAGATCGTCGGTGCCGTTCAAAAGACCGGCGGCGGCGACAATATCCTGACTGTAATCGGCGGCGTTTGAATCCCAATGGAAAACATGGCCATTGAGAAATTCTCCCGATTGTGCTACAATTTTCCAAGTATTTCCTGATTCGCGCGCCATAAAAAGAATTCTGACCCAAGCCCCCTTGGAGGCAGAAGGTAAGGTGATTGTTCTATTTCCTGTATCGGCCGTGATTATATAAGTTTCACCGCTTTCAAGACTGGTGGCGGATGTTCCACCTTGAGGGCTGGAGTCTCCGGTCAAAGTACTCATTGTCTTGTTAGCCGTTCCGTCTAAAGTTTCGACTCTTCGTCTAGATGCATTAAGAAACGGTCTTCCTGCTTTAGCCATAATTTTTGTCTCCTTAAATTACCGGCAAGGGAGGTCTTGCCTGCTCATACTATAAATAGTGTATATACCATTTAAAAACCAAAAAATCTCAAAAATTGATGACGATATTTTTTTGGCCAACTCGTATTTTGATATTAAAAAACCCGCCAAGAGAGAACTCAAGGCGGGTTTAACTTAGATTACTCAGTAAGCAGACTTAGCTGCCAGACTCACCAAGCAAACCGCGAACCACGACGAGGCCGTACATATCAGGACGGACCATCTTCTTGGCATAACGGGTCATGACACCCTTACGCGGCACGAAGTCTTCCGTACCAAAGATGGTAGGCGTGACCTGCAGCGGCACGTATGGAGCGTACACATAGCCACTCTCCAAGAAGCTGCCGCCCTTGCGGCCCACGAGCAGGAGGTTACGAGGGAAGTATGGATCAACCCAAACGTCCCACTTCTTACTCATGCTACCGACGTTGACAGCACCAACGCTGCCCTTATCGGCATCAGCAGTAACGCTGGCGCGGAATCCAGAGGTAAACTCAAGGATGTTCGCAACTTCAGGTGAGGTCACCAGGAAGTTCGCGCCACCGCGGAGAGTCTTTCTGTGGATCTGAGCAGACACGTCATTAATAGTCTCAATGAGAGTCTCATACCACTCGCTAACCGTACCGGTGAAGTCCGGGGCAGCTGCTGTGGCGCCAAGCTCAGCACCAGTTGTGCGGTCTACGAACAAGCCAGGCGAACGCGACCAGTAATACGTACCAGCAGTGCCACCCTCAATAAGGTCGTGAAGAATCTCACGATCGATCTCAAGGGCAATGTGCTCCGAGAGAATCTGCGTAAGCTCAACTTCCGCATCGAGGTTGTGATAGGCATTGAGGTCCTGACCAAGCTCGGGCGACCACTTCGCCTTGAGCTTTTTGGTCTGCGCCGTAACAGCGATCGACTCAACTCGAATATCGATTTCGGCAATCTCATTCTTGCTGGTGTTATCACCATAGTTGCCAGTGCCGGTCTTGGGCTCTTCAAGTGGCCACGGTGTTGAACCAACAACAGAACCGACAGCATCTCCAGTGCCAAAGACATCAGCAACAGGGTATGTTCCTGTAAGTGCGCCGATGGTCCCGATGGCACTAGTATCGCCAGAATAAACAGTAATGGTAACAGTGTCACCGGAGATACTAGTCAAGCGACGGACGATGCTCGGGGTATTAGCCACGGCGACGCCGGCGGTGGTGGATAATCCAGCACCAGACTCTTGAATGGCACCAACAGCGTCCTTGTTAAGATCACTAGGGGCAGTAAAAGTATGCTGCTCGACATAGTGAGTTGGGTTACCAAGAAGATCGGGATCCCAACGAACAAGCTTCTTCTGTGCATCGGTGAGCGAGGAGATCAAAGTGCTATCCAGCGTCTGGCTGGTAGCCAAAGTCATCGCGCCCGTTGCATGTGAATACATGTTGGCCAGATTGTAGAAACCGCCGCCATCTTCTTTGAGGTCGGTGACACCGGTCTGGATCTGACTACCGGTCACGCCGCCGCCATAAATCGATTTATTAGCGGGTTGGCCGCCGCGAAGAAACTCAGTGGTGAAGTCCAGGAAGAAGATGAGGCCCGAGGGCAAACTCATCGGCTGAACCGACACGAGGTCATTAGCTAAGAGGCCGCCGAAAACACGACGGACAATGGGAAAAGCAACACTGGCGAAACCTTCGACGTCACCAGCTGCCATGGACGAAGCCTCTTTCAGAAGCTGCGAGGCTTGGTTCTCCAAAAGGCGAGCCATGCCATTTTTCTTGGAATCATCAGTGATACCCTCAAGAAGTCCAGTAGCTTCCCACTTATCAAGCAGGGCAGCACCTTCTCTCTGGAGGGATCGACTTTTGATACCTTCAGTAAGTTTTTGTAAAACAGACATTTTTTAAATCCTCCTTATATATTGATTATTGATTGTCTATTCCCGCAAGGGATTTCCAACGATTATACATTGGATTAATTTTTTGCCCAGTAGAAGAATCGTTTCTTCTGCTTGACAAAATCATTGAAGAACTCTTTTGAACTGCCTCACTCAGTGAATTTGGCTGCGAATTGCGAGAGGTGCTGCCCACTGTGTTATTGAGTGTTTCAAAAATTACTTTAGCTTCTTCAATAGTTTCGGCGTTCAAAATAGACTCGACAAGCTTGCGCTTTTGTCGCTCATTCATGGAGTCGCTATTAAGTGCCTTATTTTGGTATATTAGTTTTGCGTTATTCAGATTGGATTCTTGTAATTTCTTATCCAAAACTAAAACTGTGTCTCTTAGTTTAATCATATGCGTTTTTGCTTTAGAAACAGATTCTTGTAGTTTGTTGTTCTCCTTTACCAAGGATTCGTTAACAGAATCTAACTCTTGCATGGCTTTGCGCATGGCCGCTCTTTGTTCTCTAACCTCGGAGTCTTGCTCAAGGGCCAATATTTCCTCCTCAGCGAGGTCAACTTCATTCTGGGGGGTACGCAGCCATCCGGATTTAGCGCGGGTACCTGGAACATCAACTGTAAGTTTTTCAGCGATGGTATCGAGCAAGCCCTCGTCTAGGTCCATATCTTCATCCAAGTCCTCTTCATAAGGATCCCCTTCCTCGTCCTCTTCTGTGGTAGACAGCATCTCTTCAAGTGCTTTGTCATCGATCACGGCAAGCTCTTCTAAATTGTGCTCGTGGAGTTGAGGGTCGTCAATGAAATCACCGTCAAAACGCATAGTCTCGTTTAATTTAGTGATTTCTTCAAATAATTGGTCCAAAGGAATCTCAATTTGGTCATCGTTCTCAGAGGTTACGGCCAAAGGGATATTTTCCATCACGGTCGTAACCGCTGGTTCGGTCGCAGGCCCTTCAGCTGCCGGAGCTTCTATTCCCATGTCTTCACTAAACTCAAGTGTCGGATCTGTGCCTTCGTCCTGCTCAAGCAGGGTCTCGATGGCACCCTTAATCTGATCTGAGTATTTTTCTAAAACTAATGTTTCTGCATTTTTAACCGCAGCTTCTTTTAACGCCTCTGCATCGACGATAGCTTGCTCTAACATTGTAGACATATGAAGACTCCTAGGATTTCTCTATAATAAGTAGTATTGTAAGGATTTAAATTCCAATTTTTAAAAAGGAGGCCGAGGGGAAGGCTGTGCCTAAACCCTGCCCCCTACTTTGGCTGTTTTATCTCTTGTTGTACCTAATATGCTTTTTTGGTTACCTGGTGTGACACCTAGTGTCTTAGATTGTGTTGTTCCTGCTGCATATACGATTTTTGGCGGGGACGCTCCACCGGTCCAGCCTCCCGAGCCGACGACCCATGGCCCATGAGATGCCTCGACATCAGCGTCATACTGAGCGTCGTGGTCATATTCCAATATTACCAAAGAAACGAGGTCTTCGTTTTGCATAGCGTCGGACAAAGCAGCAGTACCTGTGATTGGTTGATATGCATTCGCGGCGGGGTAGACAGTCATGACAGATCCTGTCAGAAATTTACCGTATATGCTCCCTGTGAAAGCCGAGCCTGACACCCAGCCGTCAAAGTCATTATAATTTGCATTATTTAAAGCAGCAGTGCTGGAAGTGAGATTAGCTTTGTAAACTATGATATTCAGCGCGTCGCTCGCGGCCCTGCCATATATTTGCAATGAAGTGGCCATCGTACCGGTGACCTCAAGGAGTGGCGCTGTGTCGATTCCCGATGTATCAAATACTAAATATGATCTATAGTACGAATGGCCGCGCGCGGCGTGGTACGCATGGCCCGGATAGATCTGACAACAGGGACTACTAGGGGGGTTGCTGTATACGATGTTGCCCAGGTCCCTGTCCCGGGCGAGATCACCATCTGGGCCGGCGTTGGTGTTGGCGACAGTTTCAGCTAAAGATGCGGTTAATTCAGCCATTCACTATGACCTTCGGCAAATAATATTTATCACCGTTGTAATAACGGTTGTCTGGAGGATTGGCATTCATCTCCTCATAAATAGTATTTTCGAAGTTATAGTAGCT